TAAGGTAAACGAAGACATATCAAACTAACATGGCGATTACAGTAACGGCTGACGGTTCAACTACAGTAACGGTAACCGCTCCTGCTTCAACTTCGTTAACGGTTACTGAAAAAGGCATTAAGGGGGACAAAGGAGATAAAGGAGATCAGGGAGACCAGGGAATCCAGGGAATCCAGGGTGTTCAAGGGATTCAGGGACCGCAAGGTGATACGGGAGCTACAGGCGCTACAGGCGCTACAGGCGCAACAGGTGCCACTGGAGCTACAGGCGCAACAGGTGCAACGGGTCCCACTGGTCCCACTGGTCCTGCTGGCGCCACAGGTGCTACTGGTCCTGCTGGAGCTGACTCTACTGTTGCTGGTCCTACAGGCC